TGTTATTATTTTTTTTTTTAATTTTATTACTTTATTGTTTTTATTATCAATAATATTTAATTCTATTTTTTGTATATCTTTCGGTTCTATTATTTCTTTTTTTTCTTTATATCCTTCCAATCCCCAATTGGAATTATCTAACATTCCTATAAATATATTTTTTAACTCATTTGGTGTATATTCTTCGATGGTATAAGTGAATGGAAATCTCCTTCTTAAACCTTCATTGTAAGCAAAGAAATTTCGTTCTAATGCATCTTTATATCCTGCTATAATACATAAAAATTGATTTTTTTTTTCGGACAAGTTTTGATTTAATGTATCTAAACATTCTTTGGAATAACTATCGTCTACGTCATTGTTTCCCAAAGAGTACGCTTCATCTATAAACAACACGCCACCTAAAACACTATTGATAGCTTCTTGCGTTCTATGTGACGTCTGACCCAAGTATTTAGCGACTAAGTCCGATCTTTTTACGATTTTAAATTTTAATTGATTTGTTTTATTTTTAGGTTGTTCAATAATATCTAAATTACTATATATCTCGCCTAATATATATCCTAACGTAGTTTTCCCAACGCCAGGCGGTCCTTCAATAACTGTATGTATCATGTCTTGGTTTTTTTCGTAATTCATCAAAAAGTATAATATATGACCAACAATTGTTTTTTTTACGGATACCATACCAGTTAATTTTTGTAATTTTATAAGAGAAGGTAATATTTTATTTAATTTATTTTTATTTTCCCCTATGTTATAATTTTGTATATAACTAATTAAATCTTCTAATGATTCTAATAATTTTGCTTTCTTATTACTTTTATTTGTATCATTATCTATATTTTTACGTTTCATATATTAATATAATTAATATATTATTTATGGCTTTAGACCTTTGTAATGGACAATTAAATTCAAAAAAATAACTACAATATTTATAATAAAACTTGATATTTCGCCAATAATTTTTTATTAGCGAATTTAAAAAAAACTAATTTAATATTTTTGTTATATATTATATATAGATTAATATAGATGTTAAAAAATGCTAGTTATCCTGAGCTAAATGATAATGAATTTCAAAAAAAAATATATGAAAAAAGAGAATTCTATGCAAATAGATTCCCAGAAAGAAATGAATTAGTTGAATATAAAGACATTCAAGAATATAGAGACAAAATTTGCAGAGGGGATTTTAAATTAAGCAATCAACAAATTTTTTTGAGTAACTTTATCCATCCAGACACCCCATACAAAGGGGTATTAATTTTTCATGGTACTGGAGTAGGAAAAACTTGTTCAGCTATTGCTATTGCCGAAAATTTTAAAGAGATGGTAAAAAAATATAATACTAAAATTTATATTTTAGTACCTGGACCGTTATTAAAAGAACAATGGAAAAACGAGTTGATTAAATGTACAAAAAATACATATTTTAACAATATAAATAAAGACGATTATAAAGATACAAATAATAACAAAAATTTAGAAAATTTAGCTAAAGCAAATGCATTACAATATTATAAAATTAAAACGAGCAAAGGATTTTATAAACAAGTTCTTGGACATAAAATAGTAGAAAAAAATAACAATAAGAAAACATATAGAAAAACAGATGAAGGCGAATATGAACGAGATCAATCTGTTGATAAATTAGAAAATTTAAACAATACTTTGTTAATTATTGATGAAGCCCATGGTATGACTGGTAATGAATATGGAATGGCTTTAAAAAAAATTATTAATAATTCAAAAAATTTAAAAATAGTATTATTAACAGCAACTCCTATTAAAAATTTAGCTGATGATATTATTGAATTAATTAATTATTTAAGACCTATTGATGATCCTATTTTAAGAGATAAAATATTTACATCAGAAAAAAATTATTTAATGAATTTAAAACCTAATGGTTTAGAATATTTAAAAAAAATGTGTCAAGGATATATTTCATATTATAGAGGTGTTGATCCATTGACATTTGCAGTACAACAAGATAAGGGAGAAATTCCAGATGAACTAGATTTTACTCATATTGTTCGTTGTGTTATGGAAGAGTTTCAGTTACTAGGCTATAATATTATAAAAAAAGATATTGATGATTCTTTAGAAAGGAAATCAACCGATGTTGCTAATTTTGTGATACCAATATTGGAGAATAAAGAATTAATTCCTGGTTCTGGAATTGAAAATATTAAAAAAATAATAAATATATTACATACTAATAAAAAAGATTATTTAGAAAAACTCAAAAATAAATTTTTTAAAGACGTCGAACATATTAATGATATAATAAAAATATCAACAAATAAAAATTTAATAACTGGATTGATATTTAAACAACCATATCTAAAACATTTTTCTATTAAATTTAATACATGTCTTGATAATTTATTACAATTAAAAGAAGGTACTGCATTCATTTATTCAAACTTAGTAAAGATGGGTATTGAATTATTTGAACAAGTATTGATACAGAATGGTTGTTTTGAATATAACACAGACGGTAATTATATCATTTCCGATGATTCATTAGATGCAATAACAAATTTAACTTTTAAAGAATTTAAAAAACAGAATATTAAACAAGAATTTTATCCAACAACATATATTAAAATTACAGGTCAAACAGATGATAACAATGATATTAATGTAGAAGAAAAAAATAAATTATTAAAGAATGTATTCTCTCAAATTGATAACATGAATGGTAGTAAAATAAAATTTGTATTAGGATCAAAAGTTATGAATGAAGGAATAACTTTAAAATTTGTTAAACAAGTTCATATTTTAGATGTTCATTTTAATTTAAATAAAGTTTATCAAACTATTGGTAGGGCTATTCGGCATTGCGTGCACAATGAAATCGCTTCAGAAACAAACCCATTTCCTACAGTTGATGTTTTTAAATATGTTGTTACTTTACCAAATAAAGATGAATTATCTATTGAGGAGTTATTATATAAAAAAGCTGAAAAAAAATATGTATTGATTAAAACAGTAGAACGAGCTTTAAAAGAAGTGTCTATTGATTGTCCTATTAATTACAATGGTAATGTATTACCTGAAGAAGTTAAAAAATTTGAAAATTGCGATGGTATTAAAGAATGTCCTGCTAAATGTGATTTTACAAAATGTAATTATTTATGCGACGATAAATCATTAAATTTAAAATATTACGACCGTACAACTAAATTATACAAAACAATCAATAGAATTGATTTAGATTATACTACATTTACAAGTGAGTTAGCTAGACCTGAAATTAATAATATAAAACAAATGATCAAATCATTATATCGTATTCGATTTGTTTATACTATCGATCAAATATTAGATTATGTAAAAACTAATTATGATAAAAATAAAATAGATTTATTTGATCCTTTCTTTTTATATAAAGCAATTGATGAATTAATACCTATTACAGAAAATGATTTCAATAATTTTGAAGATACTATTTATGATAAATATAATAACGAAGGGTATTTAATTTTTAGGGGTGAATATTATATTTTTCAACCATTTACTGAAAATGAAGACATTTTAATGTATTATAGAACCACATATAAAGAGGAACTATTACATGATATTAATATTCAACAATTTATAGAATTAAATAAAATTAATGTTAATGTCAAAGAAAAAAAAAAATATAAATATATAATGGAGTATTATGATACAAAAATGGATTTTATTTATGTTGGTATAATAGATAAAGATAACAACAATAAAGATGTATTTAAAATAAGACAAGGAAGAGAAAAACAAGAAATAAAGATAAGAGGTTCTGGTATTCCGACATTAAAAGGAGCTGTTTGTTATACATCAAAAGATAAGAAATATTTAAAAGAAATAGCTAGTAAAATTGGCATCAAAGATGTTGAAAAAATTATTAGATATGATATATGTGAAGTTATAAGACAAAGATTATTATATTTAGAAAAATATAGTACAAATAAAGATAAAAATAAATACTCTTTTATAATTATCCCTTGTAACCACAGTACATATAAATTTCCATTAAATTTAGAAGATAGAATAGAACAAACAAAAGAATTAATTAATAATTCTTTACCTAAGAATGTTGTTTTTAAGTTAGAAGATAAAAAAAATGGTATTTTTGAAGGTAAAAGAAATAAAATTATTTCAAGTTATAAATTAAGTTTTCCTTACGAAAATTATCATAATGAATTTATAAATAAATTAGAAGAAATTGGTCTTAAATTGGATGATAAGGAATGGAATATTATTATTGAATAATATATTATAAAAACATATTTTTTATTCATATAAATAAAAAATATAATAAAATAAAATAATATAATATTATATTATATATTAAAATGATAGAACATTTTTATGCAACTCTTAGTAAAGAAGAACTAGAAGAATACAGACGACAACAAGAAATAGACCGAAAAAAAATAGAAGATGCAGAGAAAGACCGTTTAAAAGTTCAAGCTGAAAACAAAGCAATACAAGCCGCATATGAAGCAGAGCAAGATAGACTTACTCAAGAAAAAAAAGACAAAGAAGTGGCAAAAATGATGAAACCAATAGAAGAAGCACAACAACGAGCACAACAACGAGATGAACTAAGTAAAAAATCAGCGGAAGCAATGAAAATTACTATTATGTCAATAGTTTTTGGTGTTGTTGGTTTTATTATTTTAACAATGTTATGGTATTTTAGAAAAAACATCCTAAAATATTTGGGAATAATTCAAGAAAAACAAGAAATACAAGGACAACAAGGACAAGAAACAATTGTAAAAGCAGATATGGTAATAGCATCAAATGGACATGTAACACAATTAAATATACCATCAAGTACACAAAAAGTAATGCAATTAAAAAAAACAACTAGTTTTAATGTTTAGGAATGCGGTATATAAAATTAAATATTTTGCTAATATTTGTTTCTCAATTAATAATATTATAAAATTTTATTTATTATATTTATATAATCTTTCTCGCACTTTTCGCATAATATATTATTAAAGTATTTAACAATCATAAGACAATTACATTTCTTACATTTTATTATATTTTTACTGAAGCTTACATGATCTTTGATTTTATTCATAACTATATATAATTATATATAAATATATAATTATATTATTATATTATTATATATTTATATTCTAAAGTTATAGTTCTAGTCCTAGTTATTATTTAGGCGATAGTCCTAGTTATCATTTTAAGCAGACGGTTATAGAATTATGGCTTATTTACAATATTAATTGAATGATGATACTAGAGACAAAATCTCATGTTTATTTGCATCACAAAAAATAATGTTTGTTTGCATCACAAAAAATAATGTTTGTTTGCATCACAAAAAATAATGTTTATTTGTAATGGGTACAGCCAGCATTGTAAAACCTGGCACTATAGTCTCTTATAGAGTCTCTGAAAGAGACTATACTTGACCAAAATCCCATATTTATTTGCATCACAAAATCCCATGTTTATTTGCATCACAAAATTTCATGTTTATTTGTATCACTCTAACCCATGTTTATTTGCATCACACAATCCCATGTTTATTTGCATCACTCTAACCCATAGTATTCACATAATTCTAGCACTCCATACAAACAATGACTATTTCAATCTCAATATCAGAGAGAGGTGTAATCATAGCCACACAACCGAACTCTTGATCTATGTACTTCTTGGTGATGATACAGGGCTTCTCGCATGTACTAGCAGCTTGATGTAGGTGTGCAATACGCCTAATGATTGGTATTAGGTCACACATCTTATAGCCAGTGACCTGTACGATTTTCTTCGGTGTAAAGAATTTACTGGCTAACACCATACCCAAAACATAGATACTCGCAGCCACTTTACTGGGAAGATAAGAGAGCAACAGAGTATCCAGCAAGCTGAGTTCAGCAAGGTATGCTGTACATAAGTATAACTTCTTACAATACAACATACGTGACATGAAGAAGCACAGGAATGTCTTGACAGTCGGTAGAGATAGCCTATATCCTACTGCAGTCAGAATACTGATCTCCTGTTTATGTAGTTCATCCTTGTTGTAGGACTGTGTATGAGATAACTGCAGAATGAGAGAAGAAGACGGATGAAACAAATTCTCATACTTTGTTGCTAACCAAAGCGCTGCCATAGCAGGCAGTATATTATTACAAGAAACGGTTATACCACTCCTATCCAAGAGTTGTATGGCGTGAAAGAGCGCTGAGTTGGATATTCCAATAGAGAAGCTGGCTCCTACCATCCAATTCACAACAGATCCACGGTTATACACAATTTCAAACTTTTGAAGATTCTGTATAAGAGAGGCGGATGGTAATCCGTCAGCCTGTAAGAAATGATTGTTGTTAGTATAGTGATATAATATAATGCATATAATGCATATAATGCATATAATGCATATAATGCATATAATGCATACAATGCATATTGTATAGTTTTACCTCGTCATTCATAAACATTTTGCCTGATCGGAGATCCCGATCAGAAATCCTGTTCGAAGATACTGTCCGGAAATAAGCTATAAAGATATACTTAATTTAATTGCGTATACACTAGTATCATTTATATTTATAGTATATAAAGTTATGTCTAACATAAACATCTGGCCTAATACCAAAACAAATATGGATATATAATTAAAAAAATATTGAATAATTAATAAATTAAATTAAAAAAATAATAATAATAATAATAATATAATGTCGTTAGAATTATCAAGCCCGTATTCAAATCAAGAATTAGAAGAAATAGTATCTTTAGAACCGTATCAAATGAATAATAATAGATTGTTAAATTTAAAAAATAATCTTAAAAATAAAGTTTTAAATAAATGTAATAAATATGGATATATTACGTATGTACATAACATTGTAAGTTGCGGTAATGGTAATCTAGATGCTAATAATTTATCTGGAAATGCAGTATATAAAGTTAAATATTTTGCGAATATATGTATCCCAATTAATAATACTCAAATTTTGGTTCATATGGATATTATTGACAATAAAATTATTAAAGGTTCGAATGGTCCTATTTATTGTATTATATTGTCAAAAAATATAAATATGGATAAATTTAAAATCAAAAATAATGGTGAAATAGTTCATATTGGAACTAATGATATTTTAAAAAAAGGAGATTATGTAAAAGTAAATATATTAGCTAGTCAATTTAATGGAAATGATTCAAAAATTAATATTATAGGTTGGTTAGATGATTTAGCAACCAATATTACAATAAATAATTTTTTATGTCCTAAATATGATAATAATGACAATGACAATGAGAATGGTAATGTCAATGACAATGGTAATGTCAATGACAATGAAAATACTATAAATGAAAAATAATTTATATATTTATATATATATATATATATATAAATATGGATGGTCAAAATAATTCTACTGCACAAGGTGGTCCTGCAAGTTCATCAAGTGTTCCTGTAATAGGAGCAACACCAACTAATTCAGCTATTGGTACTGATCCCACTGTACAATTAAAAGAAAGTACAGATACACATATAAAAATATTTAAATATTTTATTATAATAGCTGCATCTATTTTAAGTTTTTTATTTATTTTATATATTTTATTCTATAAAAAAAATGATATTTGTCCTATTGATTGCGATAAATATATAAATGGAGATATTAATATTAATGGTAAAATATGTAAAGCACCATTTATAAATGGTGTAAATTGTCCTACAAATTGTGTATATGAAAAAGAAGATAATAAATACGTTAAATATAGTGATTGTAATTGTGATCTTGACATACCTATTAAAACACCAAAAATTTTAGTAGAATCTCAAGGAAATAATGTAAAAAAATGCCCAACTAATATTAAATGTAATGATTGTAAATTAATCTTAAAATTAGTTGATAATTTACCAATAAACCCTATTAAAACAGATTTAATATTAAATTTTGAACCATTACATAAATCAATATATTTAACTAAATTATTTTTAAAATTACATGCTTATTCTAATAATATTGATAACTTTAAAGGAGCAACTGTACAAATACAAATTTTAAATAATATTGATAATAAACCTATATTACAACAACAACATATTAATTTATCAAATGATGAAAGAGATAAAGAGATATTATTTAATATTAATACAACACAACCTGTATTAATAAATTCTGGTTCTATTGTGAAATTAATAATTTCAAATCCAAATAAAGACGAAATATATATTGATTATATTTCTCAAATAATGATAGAATATAAACATATTTTAGAAACAAACAATATTAAGTTAATTACTTAAAAGATTATATATATAGTAATATTAGAATAATATTAAATTATATATATTGTAATATGACAAGTGAAACTAATAAATATTCTTTGAGTGACGGCGAAACTAATGATTACTCATCGAATGTAAAAAACACCAAAAAATATTCATTGAGCGACGGCGAAATTAATGATTACTCATCAAATGTAGTTGAAACCAATAAATATTCATTGAGCGACGACGACGAAATCAATGATTACTCATCAAATGTAGTTGAAACCAAAAAATATTCATTGAGCGACGGTGAAACCAATATTTTTTTTGACAATGAAAATAATAATTATAATAATTGTGATTTAAGAAAAAACTTATATTGTTTAAATTGTGGTAAAAAAGGACATATAATAAAAAAATGTAAGGATCCACTTACAAGTTATGGTATTATATGTTTTAAAATTACAGGTGATTGGAGTATTTATCAATCAATACTTCAAATAAAATATTATAAAACAAATTACAATACACATTTAAATAATATAAATTTACATTGGTTTAATAATAAAAATAAAGATATAAAATATGATATAAATGAATACATTGAAAAATTAAAACAGAATATTAAATTATTACTTATAAGAAGACAACACAGTATTGGATATATTGAATTTATTAGAGGGAGATATGATATAAATAATGAAATTTCAATAATTAATTTATTAGAGCAAATGACAGATGACGAAAGAGATTATATTATAAACAATAATTTTAATACAATTTGGGAAAGACTGTGGAAAAACACAAGTAGAAGTAAATTATATGAAAAGGAATTTATAAAATCATATGAAAAATTTGATTATGTTAAGTTAAATTACATGCACATATTAACCTCTGTTAAATCTAAATTTGATATTCCTGAATGGGGATTTCCAAAAGGAAGAAGAAATTATATGGAGAAAGATATTGATTGTGCTAAACGTGAATTTATAGAAGAAAGTGGTTTGTCTGAACAAGAATTTTTAATTTTATATAGGATATATCCTATTAATGAAATATTTTATGGTACAAATAAAGTCAAATATAAACATGTTTATTTTTTAAGCACAAGCTGTTGTGAAAGAGAATTAAAAATTAATGAAAATAAAAATCAAATCCAAGAAATTGGAGACATAGGTTGGTTTGATTATAATGAAGTTTTTAAACTTATAAGGCCATACCATATAGAAAAAAAACAAATTGTTGAAGATTTAATTTATTTTTTAGCTTTTAATATAAAATATTATCAAGAAAATAATATTTTAAAAATAAATGATTATATTAAAAAAATTTAAATTATAAATAAAGAATTATTTATATAATTCTTTATTTATATATAATGAACATA